TTAAGTGCGTACTTTTCTCAATGGTCTAGGGCCACGTGGCCATACTCGACCCACTGTAGGTCTGTAACCGTAATTGGTTTTGAGATACCTGGCGTTACGAGTCAATATGTTAAAAATTTGATCACCTATCAGTGGACCAAGGCCGGTTACAGCGTCCCACTCTTTAGTGCCAGCATATCCCACTGCGTAACCAGCATAGGATACTACATTGTTGTTGGTGCCTACCAGTATATCGTAGAAAGCATTGGGGTTAGAATAGAATATTTTATTCCATTGGGTGCTGCTACGGCGCACACCAGTCAAGGCCTGAAATCTAGCCAGGAACGCAGCCAGTACCGGAGCCGATGCGCTGGTGCCGCCAACCCCCACTATGCCTCCACTTTCATACATGACATATCCGCTCATTGACAGCGATACATCAGGTACACCACGAGTGTCTAATGTTTGTGGAGTTCCTATTATACCTGAATTAGCGGTGTTCATCCCAATCGTGCCACCTGTTAAAAATAAGTTGGCACTGGTAACTGGTGTGTATTTTAATCCATACTGGAAATCGGGCGCAGGATACATTTCACTCACACCACCGCCACCACCCCAGGCATTGCTAAAATTAGCGTCTCGATTGTCATCAGATTCTGATAACCTAGTGTCATTTGAATTGAGAATAATTTTTGTTCCGCCCACAGCAATTACATTGGGACTACTGCCTGGATACAGTACTGCGGGAGTATTGGGCCAACCATCGGGAATATTAGCAACAAATTGCTCTATAGCGCCGTAATCTCCTGAAGATATACAGATGGCTACACCTTTTGATTCAACATATGCCATGGTGCTTTCGAGATCTGGAACCCCATATATGGGTTCAGCAGGTAAAGCATAGCTCATGGTAAGAATATCGCAGCCATCATCTACTGCCTTGCGTATGGTACGATCCCACTTAGTGGCGTTAAATATGTCAGATCCAACATTACCGAAATATATGACAATATTGGCCTTTGGTACTAGAGTAGCCACACAATAAATGTCAAGGGTGTTTTCTCCATTAACACCCAGTGGATCATTGGCCCACTGTCCAGTCACCCCATCTATTAGAACACTTTTAATCGTCGGGGTCACTGTGCCAGCCGGTATCTTACCATCTTTGATTAATTGTGCATAACTGGAATTAAGATCGCTCTGTTTAAATCCGCCGCCCTGTGGTGCAATAATACCAATCTTAACTCCGGCACCATCACTAGCTGGCATGCCATATGCTGTTGCCAGTTGTGGCGGGCTGTAAAATCCATAATTGACATAGTCCGACCACACCAGGTTAGAGATAGGCTGAGTGTTACCTTCTAGTATTTCGTACCGAATCAGAGTAGAACAGTTGTTTGCTGTGACTCTAATCGGAGTACTGGTAACGGTCAAATTTCCTGGTAAATTAAACATGCTATGCTTCAGTTTGTAGCAGCGTTAACGTGACCGTAATAGTTGCACTTGCTCCTGATAAATTAGTCACGGTCAACGGTATATTAGTGGTAGGGGTTGATTCGGCACTGTAACCTGCTACTGTTGGACTAAATGGCACTACCAGCACATTGCTGGCCGTTATGACTTCCGCTAATACTCCAGAATCTGCGGTGGGATCAACTGTTATGCTTCTGCCGGTGTCTGCTGTTCTAGCCGCGGCGCTGGAGTATACACGCACCCAGGCCGCGGCGCTGGTTTGTATTTTATAAAGAGTGTAACCTTTGAAGCCAGTGATATTCATTGATGTCGATGCAGCATTGGCCAATAAGGCAGATGCGGTCACAGTGGTCCTAACATAGGCACTGATGCTGGTTGCGCCACTGGCACCAGGAACGCCACTGGCCCCAGGAACGCCACTGGGACCTGTCGGCCCACTGGGACCTGTCGGCCCAGTTAAGATCGGGGTAGTTAACTGCCATGCTGTACCATTCCAAGTCCATGTCCTGGTATTTGCTGTATAAGTCTGATTCAAACTAGGTGAATCTGGAAAATTAATCGTTGCCATTTTTGTTCTTTCGTTACTGTATTTACTCTACGCAGCGTTGTTGGGGAATGATCTACCAGTACCCCACATTATTCTTACCGCCCCGCCACCTCCTACCATGGGGCTTCCTCTAGTCCAGCCGTTGCTGTTACCTTCTCCAGAACCACCACCGGAACCACCACCGTATACGCCCCCGCCACCACCAGCATTACCGCCTACGAAATTTACAGAACCATCGCCGCCGGCTGTTCCGCTCGATCCACCACCGCCGCCAGTTGCTGGTGTGGTTTGGAAAGTGTCAAATCCAGTGCCACCTAGGCCAGAGGAACCTTGTCCAAATATTCCAACTCCGCCACCACCCGCTCCCGAAGGAGTGCCGTTGCCGTTGCCGTAAGTTCTAGAGTTAGTAGCACCACCACCACCCCCGCCACCAGATCCGGTGATGCCGTTGCATGAACTGTAATTACTGGCGTTGCCGCCCCTACCGCCTGTGCCAGCATATCCGCCTGCACCTCCCCCGCCGCCGCCTATACTATTCTGGTAAGCGCCTCCTGCGCCTCCTGCACCACCGCCGTAAGTACCATACACAGCAGTAGCGGTATACGAGCCACCTGTACCACCTGCGCCAGACTGGACGCCCCGGGCGCCACCACCGCCTTTTACTGTAGTGGTATTGATAAAATAACTATCGCTGCCTGCAGTCGGTTGGCTGCTACTAGTTTGGCTAGCACCAGCAGCTCCAACAACCACAGTATACACGTTCCCTGGTGTTACTCTTATGTCGTTGATCCAAGCCAGGCCACCGCCCCCGCCACCACCACCATCGCGCCATGAGCCGGCGCCACCACCAATGGCCACGACTGATACGCTGTATACGCCGTCGGGACAGGTCCATGTGCTATTAGCAGTAAACACCGCCTCACCTGGTGGTGTTACATAAGGAACAATCATAAAGCTATTGATTAGGGATATACTCATACACTATCAAACTCGATTATAGTAGAGATTTATTTTTAGTCCAGTAGCACTAGTGCCAGTTCCAGTTATCTCAAATGTCAATTCACTATCGTCGGCAATCTGTACTGTGGGAATTGTTAGTGTGGTCTGTGATGCAGCGGTCCTACTGGTTTTTGCATTGGCATCAATTGATAATTTAGTTGGCCCTAAAATGCTAACTCCGTCATCTTTGATATCAACAGTCACTACACCAGATGTCGAGGCAGTGGTTAGTGACGCTCTAGGTATTTGTGTGATAGTCATAGCAAATGGTGCTCTAAATCTAGTTTTAATACCAGATGTCAGCGAATTAGCCTCGTCACTCAAAGCAATAGTAAACACGGTAGATGTAGGACCCGTTGCTCCACTAGGCCCAGTTATTCCTGTAGGTCCAGTTATTCCTGTAGGTCCGGTTGCACCTGTTGCACCAATTACACCGGAATTGGCCAATTCAACCCACTGTGACGAGCTGCCGTCACTGATATAAAAGTACTGAATACCTGAATTAGAGTCTAACCAAATATCTCCAATGACAGGAGATGTTGGTACAGTATTACTAAACGTATACTTCACTGCACCAGTTGCTCCTGTAGCACCGGTTGCTCCTGTAGCACCAGTAGCACCTGTTGCCCCTGCTCCGCTGGCACCAATTGGTCCTATAGCACCAGTAGCACCTGTTGGGCCCGGAGATCCAGCTGGTCCAGCTGATCCCGATGGCCCTGTTGCGCCCGGAGGTCCACTAGGCCCAGTGGGACCTGGTACACCAATGCCAGTAGCACCAATTGGACCTTGTGGTCCTGATGCTCCGGTTGGTCCTGTCAAACCTACTGGACCTAGTGCGCCAGTTGCGCCAGTAGCACCCACATTGCCGGTTGCACCAGTGGCACCAGTTGCGCCTGCTGATCCGGTTGGTCCGGCCGGCCCCGATGGTCCACCAGTCACTGTGACTGTAACATTACCTCCCGAGTTGGTTGCAGTCACTGCGTTGCCAACAAAATTTAATCCAGTTAACGCTGTTGTTAGTGTGTTGCCTTCATCTCGTACTACGATGTTTGTGCCACCACCCGATCCAATGATGTTTCCATTCCATCTTAAATCTATTCCGTTTGTAGTGGACAGCACGCCTTGTGCAGTTGCCTGGTTATTTTTTAAGGTGAGAGTCTCTGCTTTAACCCAAGTCACGTCCACTTGTTCTCCACTCAATCGGGTGTTAAAAACTATTTCTCCTACATAAATATTTCCCCAATATCTAAAATTGGATCCTAAACTGTATAAAAGATTGTCGTTTGGTATAATATTTTGTGCTACTGCTGAAAGATTCACATTACCACCACCACCACCGCCAGTTACAGAAATAGTAACTTCGCCAGTCCCCAGTCCATTGTTGGCACTGTTAGTGACACTAATACCTGTACCTGCTAGGATTTTAGTTACATACTTGGTATTGTCGATGTATATTCTCGTGGTGCCTGGATTAGTTTGTGTGTCAAATGCCAGTGGTAATACCGCAGCAAGATTACTTACCGAGCCAGCTGGTCCTGTAGCGCCTGTAGCGCCGCTTGGCCCAGTGGCGCCCGTAGCACCTGCGGCGCCTGTAGCACCAATGCCACCTACATCGCCCTTAGCACCAGCAGCCCCGGCAGCACCGGCATCACCTTTAAGTCCTTGCGGACCTGTAGCACCCCTAATACCAGTGGCACCTGTAGGACCAACTGGCCCAGCAGGACCTGTAGCACCTGTGGCACCTCTAAGACCAGTGGCACCTGTTGCACCTGTTGCGCCACGAGGCCCAGTGGCACCAGTGGGGCCTGTGGCACCTACTGTGGTACCAGTGGCCTGAGGTGCCGCGGTTCGTTGATTTAATGCACTGGTGGTTTCTTGAGTGAATATTTTTGGGGGATCATTTGTCATAATTATTATCCAATTGTATACATATTTGCACTGGTCAGTGCAGGTGTCTCGGTCGCATTATCAAACATGTTGCCAAAGCCATTGATGGTGATGTCAAATCCAGATTTTGCGATAAACTTACGACTACCGTCTGGGGTATATGGACTAAAGTTTTTAAATCCACAGCCAGTGACATTCACCATGATGTTACAGAAGCTACCGCCAGCGTTGTCATTTGCTACATATATCATGTGTTGGGCATAGCCAACAATGGCCACAGTATCACTGCTATGATCGGGGCGAGCAAACATACAGTTAGTAATGTTGTTGACTGCTTTTGCTTGAACTCCATTAATGGTGTGTATGTAGATATCGGCATTGCCGCGCTGATTTTCAAAATACACGCCACTGACATTCAATTGATTTGGTAAGAAACTGGTTTGTCTATGATAGATGCCGCCAGACACACCTTGATCGCTACCGCTGGGTACTCCATTGCTTTCAAGCAGGCCGCCCTCAATCCTAATGGGGCCACCACCTATAAACATATAGGCAAATGCTTTACAACCCGAGATTGAGCAGTTGAGAAAATGCATGTCAGTGGGCTCAGAAAAAGCTGTGCCATAGCTGAAAATGCCAATATTGACTGTGGAGATTTTCACATGTGAAAATGCAAGTCCCAGGCAGTCTTTTAACGTTATTCCGACATAGTAGCCAATGCATTGGATATCATGGAATAGACCGGTACCGGGTAGGTAATTCATAAAAATTCCAACTCCGGTACCTAGTGTATAGGTAAGCGGATTTCCACCGATGGTGGTTGCGTTGGTTTTCTTAATTATACTGAAACCGCCCATGTCCATGGTAAAGTACTTGGAATCGTTGCCAGCGCTGGCATCAATTACAATGGCTCCAGAATTTGTGCCATTGGCTATGGTATTAGATCTATAGTCATATATGACTGTGATGCCGGATCCTTCGCCCTTGAGTGTGACCCTACCACTTGACCCATCGGGGTAGAATCCTGAATTGGGCCATGTTACGGTGATGTTGTTGGTAATCTTATACTCACCAGCCGGGAACCATACAGTACCGCCCATGTGCGTGTCTGACAGTGCATTGATAGTGTATTGTATGGCCGCAGTGTCATCAGTGACACCATCACCAACCGCACCAAAGTCTTTGACACTCCAGACTTCACCTAATTTAGTTGACGTTGCTCGTACACTACCTGTGTATCCAAATATGTTATTGATACCAATGGGAATAGTTGGTGTATAGTTAGCTGAACCAGCAGCACCTGTTGCACCAGTTGCACCTGCAGGCCCGGCTGGGCCGGTTGCACCTACTGGGCCAGTGGCACCCGGAGGTCCGCCAGGGCCCGATGGTCCTTGAATACTGGCACCTGTAGCCCCAGCTGGTCCTTGTGGTCCTGTAGCACCTGTTGCGCCTGTAGCACCTGCGCCTGTTGCTCCAGTTGCACCCACTGGTCCTGTTGCTCCAGTTGCACCCACTGGTCCTGTTGGTCCACCAGCTGGACCTGAGGCACCCGTTGGTCCCGGTATCGTTGATGCAGCACCAGACGGACCTGTTGCTCCGGCAGGACCTGTTGCCCCAGTTGCTCCCACCGGACCAGTGGGCCCAGTTGCCCCTCTATAACCTATTCCACCAGTTGGACCTGTAGCACCAGTCTCACCAGTAGCACCTGCAGGACCTGTAGCACCTGCAGGGCCTGTTGCTCCTGTTGGACCGCCTGCAGGACCTGTTGCTCCTGGTGGCCCAGGAACAGTAGACACAGGTCCTGTTGGCCCAGCTGGACCTGTAGCACCGGTAGCACCTGCTGCACCACTGGGTCCCGAAGCACCTGTTGCGCCTCTTGCACCGCTGGCTCCCATGAGTCCGGTAGGTCCAGTAGCACCAGTTGCACCAGTAGCACCCACCCCTGTAGGTCCAGTTGGACCGGTGTCACCTGTGGCACCAGTGAATCCAGTGGCACCCGGATCACCGCGCAGTCCAATTGGTCCACTTGGTCCTCGTGGGCCAGTTGCCCCTGTGGGTCCTGTTGATCCAGTTAATCCTTTATCGCCTGTAGGCCCTTTTGGTCCGGGTAGTCCTGTTGCACCTGTTTTGCCGTCATGTCCAATAAGTCCGCTTGGTCCAGTAGATCCTGTGGCACCTTTTGGTCCGGGTAGTCCTGTAGGTCCTGCCTTACCGGTAGCACCTGTGGGTCCTACAGGACCAGCTGGGCCAGTAGCACCTGTAGCACCTTTTGGCCCTGTGGCCCCAGTTGGGCCAACCACATCAAACTGTGGTTTTGGGGCAACTATATTTGATTTTGTTACTGTACCATTACTGGTAAAGATGCCAGATTTATTGTCCATTATTGCGTACCTTATTATTCTTCTGCGTTAGCGCCACACTTGGCACGTTTGGCCTTGGTCAGCGCACCAAAGTCTACCGGCCATTCCTGTCCGGGCGCTAGTTCTCGTGCTCCAGGAGGAAAGGCAAATTGTACTCCGCCCACCTGCTGAATTTGTGCTATAGGTAAACGGAACTTGGTCAAGTCATTACCTAAGTTGACATATGGCTTGGTGTGTGGAAATGCCCAACCTGCCACTTCATTGGTTTGATTATTGATGACAATTTTATAGAAACCGTGTGGCACTACTACGCCTGTGCCGATTTTGGGATCTTGTGCATTGTAAACACCGCCTACATAGATGGTGTAACTTTGATTGCGCTGTACCGCCCAACCACGCACACTGGTTTCTAGCAGTTTCCAAATACCACGATTCAACGAGCCATGCTGTGGACTCATGTTGGTCATCAAGAAACTTTCATATTCAACTTGTTGATCCCAGCTTAGATCACCATCGGGACTCATATGCCCTTTGTCGTATCCGGTACCGGCATAGTCGTCGGGTCTTGGACCGTTAGGTATGCTGGCGTCAGCAACAAAAGCATTGGTGCGTGGCCAGCAGCCTAGTGCATTTTGTGGCAGTAGTTCGTATGTTACATACCGGGGTAGTTTGGCAGCAGCATCGTATCCCACTAAGTAGGCCTGACGACAGATGGGCTGCACACCTGCTGTTTGTGGAAATCCATAGGGGGCATGTACTCGACATGTCTGTGGATCTTGTGGAGCTCTTTGTGTCCACGCCTGTGCATTAACTGCTGCTATTACCAGCAGCGTTGAGATTAAAAACTGTTTCATTGAATGCTCCATAAACATGTATTTATGGAGCATTCGTTATATCTCTATCTGCGTTTTTCGATAACTTTATCAGCTAAGCCGTAGGCGACAGCTTCTTCTGCACTCATGAAACGATCTCGATCCATGTCAGCTTCCAGTTGTTCGTAAGTTTTACCTGCTGTGTTGTGATCACGATAGATACGAATCAGGTTCTTTTTAAGGAAAGTGATCTCTTTGTATTGGATCTCAATATCGCTTTGCATACCACGTGCGCCACCCGACGGTTGATGGATCATGTGTCTGGCATTGGGCAAGATGTAGCGTTTGCTTGATGCACCTGCTTGCGCTAGTAAACTGCCCATGCTGGCTGCTTGTCCCATAACAATGGTGCTGACCTGTGGTTTGATATACTGCATGGTATCATAAATGCTCATGCCTGCTGTGACACTGCCACCGGGACTGTTGATGTAGAACAAGATATCTGCATCGGGATTGTCGCTTTCTAGGAATAGTAGCTGTGCTACTACCAGGCTGGCGCTGTGATCACTTACTTCTGTGTCCAGCATGACGATGCGATCTTTAAGCAAGCGACTGTAGAGATCATAACTGCGCTCGCCGTTGCTGGTGCGTTCCAGCACCATGGGTACTAAATTTGGCATAGGTTCCTTTGTTGTCTATTACAAGCGATTATAGACTATTGTGGCAGCAATGTCAACAGCGTTTGAAGTCTTGATATCTAAACCACTTGCCGTTGCGGAACCAAGTTTTAAGAGTCAAATCATAGTAGTTAAAGTGTTCGCGCCACTCAAAAAAGCTAGGACCATGCGCTCCGCTGTACAGGTTTGGCTCTCTACCATAAAGGTCTAGATGTTGCCAACGATCCACATCCCACTGGTATTGATGCACCATTTCGTGTGCCAGCACATTCATAAACCACTGGGCGCAGAACCATTTGTCGTTGAGTTCAATGTCGCACCACGATCCCGACTCCTGCTGTTCTCGGTACCACTGACAAGTGCCCCAGGCCTTCCTGCCAGCCCGAACTGTTATCTTGGGTTTTTTTAATTGGTTATTGAATACGTGCCGATTTATAATTTTATAGGCGTAATCGATATCGTCTGGTTGTGGGCGGAATTGTTTGCGGCGTTGGTAGGTCATGCTGGGCAAAGGCATTGCCATAATGGATCTAATGGGATTGGGTCGAGCCATACAAATATTTATAAGTACCTGTGCAATCTGGTTAAATACATTATAACATTAAGGAGATATCAATGTTTAAAAAAATCAAAGAGTTTTTTGTAGGTAAACCGGCTAGCGAAAGACATCCCCTAGATGCAGTTACGACCCCTTATAAAGTAGAAGCACCCACACCTACTGCTGTAGTTAATGCAGCAGAAGGATCTGCGACACAAACCGCACCCGTTGTGGCTGAAGTTGCCGCAGTAACTGTAGAAACCGTTGCAACTATTTCTACCGTTGTTTCTGAAGGCTCTGCACCTGCTGCGAAACCCAAGCGCACTGCCAAGCCTAAGGCGCCCGCTGCTGCAAAAACAGCTAAGGCACCAAAAGCAGCCGCTGCTAAAGTACCTGCAAAACCCAAAGCTAAATCAAAGAAGGCCTAATTGTTTAGCCTGCTCGTATAGTGCCAAGCTGGCTAAATTTTTACCTTTAGATTCGCACATGATGTCGAATCGATCTAGGAAGCTCAGGGCCCACTTGTTCACTGCTGTATTCCAGTAGAAATCACTGTGGGCTCTGAGCTTTTGCTTTTTGTGTCCCGACTCTAATAGCATGACATGATCTGGCATTACATCGGTGACATGATCGACCAAATAATCTTCACGACTGACTGAATAATGCATAGTAGGGCGCAGACCACGCCAACTGTCCACCACACGATCAACGCGACTATCCGTTGGTGAGATATATTCCCCTTCGCGTATCCAGTGATGGTGTACATCGAGCACAATAGGAACGATATCGCTAATACTAATGCAATCATCTAGTCCCCAGGCGTTTTCTTCGTTTTCGATTGTGATGCAATTTCTTGCTTCGGGGCTGAGTCGGGCATGAGCTCTTCGTATGCCCTCAGGGCCTTCTTTACCTGATATGTGGACATTGATTTTGAGGTCTTGGAATCGTTGTCCGTAGCCCATCCAGCGAGCCATGTCTGCGTGGTATTCAAATTCTTCTACGCTCCTATCGACAATACCAGGATTACTGCTAGCAAGAACAGTGAACTGCCCAGGATGAAAGCTAAGACGTACACCACGGCTGCGAGCGCTATCGCCGATAGATACAAAATGGCGCTCGCAATAGTCACGAACATCGCTACGGCGCCAAAAATAACTCCAATCAGCTTGGGTATAAACAGGCAGCAAATCGCTGCTAAGGCGAACCATCCTAAGATTCTCATCCAATTCTCCTACTCGATTTACTAGACGCTGTGTGGCTTCGATGTTTCGCACCATCAAATCCCATAGTCGTTGCTCGGCCACGTCTCGTGTTTGTCGTTTCAACCAAGCACATGTAGTGGTTCCGGTATTGTATTGCTTACAGTCATCTGAGGCATCAATACCGTTGACCTGTAACGGGTCATCAATCCACTTGCATGCGAATCCTAAATTACCCAGTCGTCGAACAGTCATATATTCATATCTATAATAAAGCACATACGCTATTATAGCACAAAAATATCAACGTGTCAAGTTGTTATGCTGCAATGATACCAAATTTGGCCCAACGTGCGCCACCCAAGCTGACCCAACCAATGGGCAAGCCAACTTCGGGGCGGGTGTTCCAAACTATGTTACCAATTGGTTGATTGGTTCCGGGCATGGAATCTGAGCTGCTGTGTGTGGATGCACCTATGTTGATGGTACTTACGCTGATACTGCCATCAGGGTTGACTGATAGATTATTCTGTTTGTTGACACCAAATATCAAACTTTGATTGGGTTTGGGCATGGCTATACGTGCCGTGTCTTGGCGCAGTTTACTGAATGTGACTTGAACTTCTTGATCCCAAAGATCCAGTGGGGCCTCTGGGTCCATGGTGTTGATGCCCACGCGATTACCACTGATGTAGAGAGTGTCATCTAATAAGGTTTCGCCAATTACTTGCAGTTCTTTCAGCGCACCCACCTTTTGCAAGTTACTGTTGAGTACTGTTGGGGCTAGTGTAGTATCATTGATAAAACTATGTCCACCTTTGACTTTGATAGATTCAACTGGAATTCCGCGAGTCTGTATCTCATCAAATACTTGATCCCGGAATGTGCTCAACATGCCATCAGCCATGTCGCCGCGTAGTGCTGTCAGGCAGTGTTCAAGTATGTCACGGAATAAACGGCTGTCGGAACTCATGGTACCGCCTACAGTGAGGTCGCCGGTGATGACCACATCAGTTGCCACTTCCAATTGGTTAGCAACCAGTTTGTTTTCAAATACAGTGGCTTCGTCTAAAATAGTGACTTGGCAAGCACCGGCTTTGTCCTGTATACCTGTACTTTCAAAATTCCTGTATGTACCACCTATGATCAATTCTGGACGTATGTACAGTCCTTCGGAATTTACCGAGCTGCCTGGTATGCTGCGCTCAGGGAAACTGAATGTTTTAGGATTGCTGGTTAGTACAGTACTGATATAATCTCTCGCCACAGAGGCAACATCAATGCGTCTGAGTTGATCTTTGACACCGTCAGAAACTAGTTTACCCACGTCCTGATTCAGTGTGCGTAAAAAATCATCTGTGATATTTTTTACTAGGACTGCTGTTTGTTCGTTTATATTATTCATGTTGACCTCAAAATTTGATAGTTATAATGTGTTCATAATTCTTCTTAATTGTACTCTTGTACATGATGTTTTTATGAACATAAAAATTCTCCGCTGCATTGTCCAAACTAAATTTAGCCAATTGCTTAAAATACATATTGCGTCGAGCAAATGGTCCATAACGCTGCATTTCTGTACTTACCTCATATATGGTGCCGGTATAGGCATTTTTATCAGCTACATCATATTGGTAG